TGACAAAGTATATTCGTCGAATAACGTCTTAAAAATATTCAATATATTTCTTTCTGTATCTCTCATGCTTATACCTACCATTTCATGACTAAGTTAATTAGTCTGTCATAATCATCTGCGTTTTCTTCAATCCATTCGTAAATAGATTGATTTAATATGTCTAATGCTGTGTATAGATCGTTCTCATTAGTTATGTTTATGCCGTCGATAAACTTATCTTCTAAATCTAAGATATTCACCAGAATGCTGTGGTCCTTCTTCTTAACTGCTAATTTAAAATCAAATCCGTCTACATTAATTACCTTCTGACATACATCGCCTATTTCGTAATACATCTTGACTTCCTCCGTTTTTCGTTTTATATTGAACATGAATTTTTTCTTAAGTGTTTTGTTTGATACTGTTACTTGTTGGCGCAAGTAGCAGTTTTTTTATTCTTCATAAAAGTATTCTTTATAAAATATGAATGTTGCGATACTTGCGAATCCCGCAATTGACCACGCTGTAGTGAAGTATAGAAACGGCATGAGTACAATCGCTAAGACTGTGAAGCATAATACTGCTAATAGATAGCTTTTATAAATGTTACTCATTTTCTTTTTTCAACGCCTCCATTATTCTCTCGTCTGACAAGCCGTGATAAGGGAATTTTTCTCTAGCTAATTGGACTGGTATTCTGCCTCGAATCGCAATGTAACCTTCGTCTTCAAGCTCTTTATTCAGTTCTCTTATTATTTGTCCTGCTTTGGATTTAGAAACAGATAAAATTACTGCAAGTTCTTTAGCTTGCAAACTATTTTTTATCATATCTATTCCTCCTTTTTATTTTTGTGTTGTGTATAATTTAGTTATCTCCTAGTGAAAGGAGGTGATAAGTATGGAATTTAATGATTTTCAAAATTTCTTTGGTGAACTTAGTAATCAAGCCGAAAAAGAATTCGGTGGTGACAGTGACTTTTTTAGAGATAGAATAAATAAGTTGAAAGAAGATGCTCCTGAAAACGTATCTTACGAAATTATTTATTCAATAGCTTTATACGAAAGCTTAAAAGCTCAACAAGATATGAAAATTTTGAATACAGTTAAATATCTTTTAGATCGTGACTAGCAATATCCAACAATGATTTGCTCTGAGCATTATTAATTTTTGGATAATCAAAATTTCTAAGTTTAAATCTTGTGTTTTTCTCAATCTTTACAACCTTCCACGTCACAACTGCCATTGTGATGAGGAGGGTTGTTTTGTATAGTGTGTTCATTGATAATTCCTCCTATTAAGATTTTTATTTTTCTCCTAAAAACTTATTAACAAAGTATTGTTGTCCTTTGCCTGTTACTTTTGGCGTCTTACTAATTGATGTGTGACCGTCCGAATGTGTGATTGATGTTTCTTTAATTTCGAATAACTCACGTTCCATTGAATACTGTGTAGGCATGTTATAATCCACACCCTTGCGTTTAATAAGGAATCCGTTTTGACGTAACCACTCAAACAATCTGCGTTGCCCGATGTTTATACCGTTTTGTTTAATGATCTTTGCTAACTCTCCAACTAAAATTGATGTCTTAGTAGTAGCTACTGCATCTGCAAATACAATTTTTGGTTTATCACGTTCAATCTTTGTTTCTAATTGATTGATTGTGTTGTTAGCAATTTTTAAAGCACGTTGCATAATCATTTCTGGGCTGTTCCATGCTTTTTCAACTTGGATGAAATATTGTCTTGCACGTTTACCGGGTTCACTGCGTTGAATCATTGCAATCTCTTTTGCAGTGTCTAGTGTGAGTGCATGGTCAATATAGTGAGTCATATTGCCTTGAGCTGTTGCTCTTTTTTGAGCGATAGCTGTGTAATCTGTATTTTCTTCAAATCCGTATTTAAGCATTCTTGGAAACCAATCTTTATATGCTGTCTTAACTTCTAATGCTTGATGAAGTTCTCGACCACTGATTGCGATTTCTCCATTTTCTTTTTCTTGTATGTTGAACATTTCTCCGATGTTCGATTTTGTTTGTAATGCTTGCATAATGTTTATGCTCCTTTCGTGTATAATGTTGTTATCAACCTAAGGAGGTGATAAGTATGGAACAAGTCCACGCTTGTCTTTTAGGTGAATGGGTTAATCTTCATGATGATGAAAATTGCAAAATGGGACCTCGTATGACTTCTCCATCAATATGGTGGGAAGAAAACGCTGAATTATGGTCTCCAATTCAAAAATTAGAAGCTGATACAATGTATCAACAGGACTACATCATGATTAATTACAAGGGTAAAGATTACCGAATTCATCCTATCTTTATTCAAATTGTTACTTCATAATCTTTTGTTGAGTAATAATATTTTTAATAACCTCAACATCTTGGTCGTCGAGTCGTAGCTCGGCGGCTTTTTTACTAAATTGTCCGTCAATAATTCTGTTGATTTCGTGCCACTGTGCAGGTGTGAATTGCTTTCTAAATTCTAAAAAATGTTTGATTGTTTCTTCCATTTGTAGTTCCTCCTTTATTCGAAATCATCGATGGTTAATTCTGAAACTCTCTTTTCATAGATATATAAATAATAATTTTTGATATCTCTGTAAAATTTTGCTGCTAGGTTATATTCACTTTCACTCAAATCTGAATTAAGCGTCACTCCAAAAATCGATAATGTTAATTTTCTAATATGATCATGAACATCTTGTACATAAGCTTTTTGATGAATTGATTCGAAGCCATGCTGATACTTTTTTAGTGGAATCGGATGATTAAGCTTCCTCAATCTTCCTAGCGACAAATCTTTTGCGAAATTGAGTTTTTTATTGATTTCTTCTAAATCGTCATTATTGATTCTTACTTTACTGAAAATTGCACCTGAGCTAATTGGTTTCTCGCCTTTTATAGCCTCTCTAACTTCTTTCGCTATAATTTCTTTCAACTCTTCTTTGGTTAACGTGATTTGTTCCATTGCGTTCCTCCTAGAGTTCATATAACATGAACTTTTTCTTTAAAAAAATATAAGTGTATTTTCTCTACCGGTATACCTAGTAGTTGTATAGCTTTCCATATTTCACTGTCTTTCCAACCAACTTTACCGTTGAGTTTTAAGGATAAACTTCTCTCTGACAACTTCATAGCAATTGCAAAATTGTACTGAGTGCCATACTTTTCTACTATTTTCCCACTCAAACGTGAGTAGTCGTAACACATAAAAGCACCTCCTCTCAAGTTCACGTATCATGAACTTAATTATACTTTACACCTTGTTTTGAATTAAGTCAATACAAAAATTCATGATTTATGAACTTTTTTGTTGAATTTTTGTTCAACAAGCTTTATTATGAAGTTATCAAACGGAGGTGCATTAAATGAGAGAAAAAGTTTCAAATAGACTTAAACACATTATGAAAATAAGAAACTTAAAACAAGTAGATATCATTAATAAATCGAAACCTTATCAAAAGAAACTAGGTATATCTTTAAGTAAAAGTACTTTATCTCAATATATTAACGACGTACAATCACCCGACCAAGATAGAATTTACCTACTTTCTAAAACTCTGAACGTTGGTGAAGCGTGGCTTATGGGGTATGATGTAGATTCTTATCGAGTTCCTGACGAAGAACGTCAAGATGAAACGATAATGTCAAAAATCAATAACATATTTTCTCAACTCACACCTCCCCGCCAAGAAAACGTACTTAACTATGCAAATGAGCAATTAGATGAACAGAATAAAGTCACTTCTATAGATGGATATAAAGAGTCTAAACTAGTATCGTATATTGCATGTGGTGCAACTGGTGCTGGCATAGGAGAAGAATTATATGATGACATATTGCATGAAGAAGTATTTTTTAAAGAAGACGAAACGCCATCAAATGCTGATTTTTGTATTTTAGTTAATGGTGATTCAATGGAACCTATGTTAAAACAAGGAACATACGCTTTTATTAAGAAAGAAGATTCTATTAAAGATGGTACAATTGCACTCGTTGTATTAGATGGAGTAAGTCTTATCAAGCGTGTAGATATATGCGAAGACTATATTAATTTGGTATCTCTAAATCCGAAGTATGATGATATCAAAGTCGCTTCGTTTAGTAATATTAAAGTAATGGGCAAAGTTGTATTGTGATTAATAACGCCTATGTGGCGCGAGGAGGATGAGGGATGGAAGAGAACGCACCTTTAGAAACAGCAGTTAATAATTTTAAAAAGATTCAAAATAGCGAGATTTACAAATTTAAATATATGAATTCATGGTGTCTTGAATATTCAGAGTTTTTATTGGATGAAGTTAGATTGTTAAAAGAAAACAAAAGTTACACCAGATATAAAAAAGGCACTATAATTTATGTAAAGTTAGGTGTTAATGTTGGCAGAGAGTTTTCTGGAAACCATTTTTGTATGGTACTTAATAATCACGATTCAAATAAAAATCCAATATTAACGGTAGTTCCACTTACATCTTCCAGAAGTAAATTCAATGTGCATATCGAAGAAGATTTGTTACCTTTAGTATTGGAAAAAATGGACGTAACGGGTAAGGATTTAGCTAAAAAAATCATGAACAATCTTGAAAAGGTGTCAAAAGCAGAAAACCCATACGATCAAAAATTACTTGATGAAAACAAATCGCTGAATGACGACTTCAAAAAATATTCGAAGGTTCGCAAAAGATATGAGCGATTCAAGTATAAAAAGACCTATGCTAACGTTTTAAATATCACTACAATCAGCAAGGATAGAATATCGAAAATTAATAGGTATGACCCTGCCGGAGAAATATCATATTCAAAAGAAACAGTAGATAAAATTGAAAATAGTATAAAAATTAGATTTCTTAGTTAAATCGCTTGAACTACACTCTCTTTGATGGTATATTACATATATACAAAACAAGCCGCTGAAATATTTGCGGCAAGCTTCAAATTAGACAAGTCGCTGAAATATTTGCGACATGAGAGGGTGCATCTGCGCTCTCTCTTTTTTTATACAATTTTCACGGGTAGCACGCCTACCCTTATTATTTTTTGCCAATTTTGAGGAGGGAGAAGCAAAATGCCAGTATATAAGGATGATAATACAGGTAAATGGTATTTTTCCATTAGATATAAAGATGTATACGGTAATAACAAACGAAAAATGAAGCGTGGGTTTGAACGTAAGAAAGATGCCAAACTAGCCGAAAGCGAATTTATACAAAATGTTAAATATGGATACTCGGACAATCAACCCTTTGAATATATATTTTTTAATCGTTTAAAAAATGAAAATCTTTCTGCACGCTCAATAGAAAAGCGAACTACAGAATATAATACTCACATAAAAGAAAGGTTCGGAAATATCCCTATTGGCAAAATCACTACTACGCAATGTACTGCTTTCAGGAATTATTTGTTAAACGATGCAGGTCTTTCTGTTGGCTATGCACGATCTGTGTGGGCAGGTTTTAAAGCAGTTATCAATTACGCCAAAAAGCATTACAAGCTCTTATACGACCCCACATTATCGGTAACTCCTATTCCCAGAACAAAACCACAAGCTAAATTTATCACTCGTGAAGAATTTGATGAAAAAGTAGAACAAATCACAAACGATACTTCTCGTCAGCTAACTAAACTGTTATTTTATTCTGGTCTTAGAATAGGCGAAGCTTTAGCTTTGCAGTGGAAAGATTACGATAAAATAAAAGGCGAAATTGACGTAAATAAGAAAATCAATTTAAGTAATAGAGAAATTGAATATAATCTAAAAAAAGAAAATTCTAAAGGGATAATACCTGTACCAAAATTAATTAGAGAGATGCTTAAAAACATGTATAATGAATCTTCTAAAAGATATAAATATTTTGACGAAAACTATTTTATATTCGGGGGGTTAGAACCTATTAGATACGTTACCTATTCGTATCATTTTAAATCTGTATTCCCGAATCTAAAAATACACCATTTAAGACACTCGTACGCAAGCTATTTAATTAATAATGGTGTAGATATGTATTTATTAATGGAATTAATGAGGCACTCTAACATTACAGAAACAATTCAAACGTACTCTCATTTATATACTGATAAAAAACATCAAGCTATGAACATATTTGATTAA